GTGTGCCCGTCCCGTGCAGGACGTTTCCCACACCTCACGCAGATGTGCTCCTCGATACGTTGCTTTCTGCGAGCCTTTGCCAGCTCTGCTTTGCGCTGTTTCTGCTCGTCCGACATAACACGGTATCTAATTGCCCCTCGGTTGTTCGCCCTGCACCGCCAGCACGTTTTATAGCCCTTGTCGGCGGGCTCTTTGCAGCACCTCGGACACAAGCCGTTCGCACGGGCTTCTACCTTGCGTTGGCGCATTCTCTCACGCCTGTATTTCCTGAACGCTTCCCTGTCGCTGTCGCGCCGTTTCTGCTCACAAAGTTGGTGCTTTATACGGCATTTCTTACACTCAACGTGACCCGGTTCGGCTTCGTTCCTGCCGCAGTGAGTACATATCCCGAGGGCTTTGCGCTTGTGATATTGATATTGATATTCGGTCACTTTATCACCTCTTTCAGTTTGAAATTCGTTTAAGATACGCTTCTCGACTTGTTCCCTTGTTTTCTTTGCCGCAATCAGGACATTTGGAAACAAAGCCGCACTCGTAGTAACTTCCGTAATCTTTCCACTCACAATGGCTTTTATATTCCGAATACTCACAATGACAATAATAGCAAACGAAATATAGTTTAGAATCTTCTGGCTTTTTGCCGTGCTTTATGATTTTCATTTATCATCACCTCCAATCAGTTCGGGGTTGTCGTAGATGTTGCCAACGACTGACCAATTATTGCTATCGAAGTCCTCAAACCATTCGCAGTTGCCATCACTTATGCCACGTACAGTCGACTTTGGATTTTTATGAGTACATAAACCGAAGCCACAGCAGCCGTCATCAAACCATACAACTTCTGCATAGTAGTTATAATTGCCATCAGAACAATAAGGGTATTCATCGCCTTGAAGAATATCTCCTTCAAATATCCCAGTTCCGTCTTTGTCGGTCAGTCCCGTGAACTCGCCGACCGTTTCGGGGTCGACCTCAACCCAAAACCCACTGCCCTTTATTATGATGTTGTCCTGTTTAAACATTGGCGAGAAAATTTCCGAACAATTCTCTCCTGAATAAAAGCCGTAAACCCATTCACCGTTTATTTTGCTTTTTCCCCGAAACAATATCTCACGCATCGTCTTTTTCGTCCTCCTCCAATTCGTCCATATCAATGTCGTATGTTTTCCATATCGCGTGAGCCGTCGGGAGTACCAGCGCGATAACTGCGGCTATTACTATGTATTCCATGATGTCACTCCGTTTCATATTTTGCTATCACTCTACCCACATTCTCTGCGGAAGGTTTGCGATCTCGTCATCGAATGCCGCTCCGCTCCTGCCCGTCAGGTCTGTGTACAGCAGATTTATTCGCTCGTTCTTGCGTTCGAGCAATGCACCCTTTTCGTCCAGCTCCTCGACTATCGAGGTCAGGCAGTCGTGCGCGGCTTTTATGTCGTAAAACATGACTATCGCGGTCAGCACCTTTCGGAAGCCGCGGATAAGCTCGGACTTTGTCATACGTTCAAGGCGCTTTACAGCCTCTTTTTGCGCTAAATCCTCCTCAAACCCGTCACTAAGCCTAAAATAATCAAGTTCCGCGGCATCGTAGCCGTAAACCGTGTACAGATTGCCTAACAACCCGACCGTCATGTCGTTCCACACCTCACGGAGCCCGTCCGTGTCGTCGCTCATCAGCTCTTCGTACAGCGCCCACGCCCCGGCTGACAGCTCGTCGAACTCGTCTTTGTATTCGGCGTAATAGCCCTCGGTGCTCGTATCCTCGTAGCCGTACATATCGCCGTTATCGCTGATCTCTTCGAGCCATGTGGTTATGTCCTCAAAACCAAGTGACCCGCAAAGACAGGATTTTTTCCACAGAGGGGTCTTGCTTTGTTTCATATTCATCACCCTCAGCCTTCACGCGGCAGCATCATCTCAACCGCCTCCAACAGCCCGAGAGCCTTCCCGACCAGTGCACAGTCATCAGGCGTGTCGCCCTGTGTATCGCGCAGCGTTTCCACAGCCCGGCTTATCAGCTCGCGCAGGATCCCGTTCGTGCGCTGACTGCTCACTTCGGACACGACCGCCGCAGGCTCTTTCTTCGGTTGCTTCCCTCCGTATGTGCCGTTCTTGATGCGGTCGATCGTCGAGCGGCTTATAAGTGTCTCCACGATGATATCGGTGATCTTCGCGCCCTCTGCGAGCATTTCACGCACCCTTTCGACCTTTTCGGGCGGCAGCGGCTCTCTGATGCCCCGCTTCTTGGGGGCTTCTTCTACTACTGTTGCCTTGTTTTCTTCGCTCATGATCCTATCCCTTTCGATTATATATTTTCCGTATGTCATGCCGTTTGCGACCGCCAGTGAGCAAATACGATTGACACTTGCAAGCCGCTCTGCCGCGTGCTTTTCGTGATCTTTCCTGCGTTCTTCCAGCAGTTTAAGGCGTTTCTGCTCCTGCCAGCTTGTCACGGCTTCCGCCTCCTCGCCATATACTGCCCGTATGTCAGCCCTTCGGCGGCAGCTTTCTTTATAACGTCCGCTATCCGCTCCTGCGGAGCTTTGCGGCGTTTGACTTTCTCACGGCGAGCTCTGTCGGATTCCCTTGCCTTAATCTCGTAGGCAGTCTTTCGGCAGCCCGAACAGTATTTCGGGTGACTGTTCGTCGGCGCTCTGAACTCGCAGAAGCACAGCTGGCAAAGGAACACCGTTTCGGTCGGCGGCTTGATGTTGTTGCTTATCAAAAGCTCCCTGAACTCCTCCCGCTCCTTGCGTCGATACTCCTTTTGCTTTTCTCGCGCCCGCTTGCGCCTGCATATGGTACAGCGCTCCGTCGGCGTTGCCGCGCGGCACTCGAAAACTGTCCCACAGTCCACGCACGTTACAGTGATTTTCGCCGCCTGCACAACTTTCTGCACGGATTTTGAGTATTTCGCGGACTTGGCTTTCATCGCCCTACAAGGTTCACAGAAGTCCTCGCCCGTGTCGCTCTCGAAAATGTCCCCGCAGCGCTGGCAGCAGTAGATGTGTCCCATCACTCGCTCCTCTCCGCTATCCAGCGGTCGAGTAATGGCGTATATATCACGTAGCTCCACTCGCCGCCCGGCATTTCGACGGCGTCACCGAAAGGGAACACCCTCTGACGCAAGCCCATATCGAGCCTTGCTTCGGTTATCGCGTAGCCGTGTTCCTTTAGAATCTGCACGGCTTCCTTGGGTCTTACGGCTTTGATCATGTCGTGTCCTCCTTATCGTAGTTTACTTGATTTGTGCTCCCCAATCTGCTATAATTTAAGCAGAAAGGAGCTTTTGCTATGGAAAAACTAACTAACAAAGAATTTTGGATTTTGTGGAGACACCGAAACGGTAAACCATTTGACCTGTCGTTCGATAACTGTTACTATTTATCAGAATACCAATATATCAGTGGTTCTGACGTCCCCTCATCAAATCCTGAAAAATACAAAATGAGCGTTAAAGTGTTTGTGACCCGTGACGGCATTCACGCCGCCGAGCACCACAAGGATAGCTATTTTGAAGCGCGTTGGACTTCGTTTCGCGCATGGCTGTCGCTCGGTGTGTCTGTCGTAGCCCTTATCGTGTCGATACTGCGGCTCATCGTATGACAGCGACCAAGGATAATACCGCTGCAACAGCGGATATTATCAGACTGAGGTCGCTGACTATGGTTATAACGACGGGGTCGCCCATAACCTCAAAAAACTTGTCGATACGTTCTCGCATTTTCTCACCCCTTTTCTTGTTTTACCGCCACTCATGCCTGCTGTGCGGTCAAACCCATATTGACAGATTTGTCAACCCTGTCCGCAAAAAAAACGAGTGTTTTTTCTTCATCAGTCAGACGAAGAATTTCGCACAGCTTGTAGACCTCGGAGCTTTTAAACTCTCTTTCACCTTTCATTTTCAGATAAAGTGTCTGTCTGGAAATACCCATTTCATCAGCAATAGCGGTTATAGGTATCCTGCTAAGGGTTATCCTGTCGTTCAAATAGCTTAGATTCATTTTTTCACCTCCATATCTTAGATGACAATTCTGTCACCATAATCATTATACAGCAAGTTTACAATTTTGTCAACCTATTTTTAATAGGCAGATTCAACAAACTTTGTGCTTAATAGTTGTCTATTTCGTCAACTTTTATTTTCATGTGTAAATTTATGTTGACAGATTCGTAAATCTATGATATAATGTTTGCGGGAGGTGATATAATGACTATAGGTGAAAGAGTAAAAATACTTCGCACCGAAAAAAATATGACCCAAGAAGAACTTGCCGAAAAACTCGGGTACAAGTCAAAATCATCGGTAGCGCACATTGAAAACGGCAGAGATATCCCGCGCTCCATGATAGTTAAACTGGCGGATATTCTCGACACATCGCCCGCCTATCTTATGGGTTGGGAGGACGAACCGCCCGCCCGCGACGATCTCTCCGCCCTCGCCGAGCGTTACGACAATATCCTGCCCGTGAAGCTGAAACGCTTTCCTCTCCTCGGAGAGATCGCCTGCGGTGAGCCTATTTTCGCCAACGAAGACAAGGAAAGCTATGTAATGGCTGATATGGATATACACGCTGATTTCTGCCTTCGGGCAAAGGGCGACAGCATGATAAATGCCCGTATCTTTGACGGTGATCTTGTGTTTGTCCGTAAAATGCCGATAGTTGACAACGGTGATATCGCCGCCGTTGTCATAGAGGACGAAGCCACCCTCAAACGGGTCTATTATGACAGAGAAGGCAATCTTTTACAGCTCGTAGCCGAGAACCCGAGATATAAGCCCTTTGTTTACAGAGGAGAGGAGCTCGACCATGTCCGCATACTTGGCAAGGCTGTTTATTTTATGAGTGCATTATAATAAGAATGGAGTGATTTTATGTATTGTCCTAACTGCGGAACACAGACTAATAACGGTGTATGCCCTAAATGTGGCTATACGGAAAATTCAAATTGGACGACCTTCAACACAAGCAACAGCCAACAAACCAATCCAAAGAAAAAGAGCAAAGCAACATACATTGTTGTAGGAGTTGTCGCCTTCCTTTTTGTTTTTGGTGCTATTTCAAGCAGAGGAAATAAAAATCGATCAGCGGAAACTTCTAATGATAATAATACTACTTCTTCCACAACTACTACAGCCACTACAGCAGCTCCCGCGGAAGTAGCACCCGATGAGAGCAGTTCTTTAGAAAGTGATGCAGAGAAAAAAGAAAGTGAAACAACCAAAAAAGATAAATCAGCCAAAAAAGAAAAATCAACAAAAAAAGAGACAGAAAAAGAAACCGCATCAACAAAAGATACTACTACGGCAGAACAAACAACGACAACAACAGCTACTAATACCACAACCACAACAACAACAGCTACCTTGCCCCCTGTTAGTAGGACTACTGTTGGCGAAGATAATGCTTTGGAACAAGCGCTTTCTTATCTTAGAACTTCTTCTTTTTCGTACAGTGGTTTAATAGAACAGCTTGAATATCATGGATATACGCATGATGAAGCTGTTTATGCAGCGGACAACTGTGGGGCGAATTGGTATGAACAATCATTGAAAGCTACACAATCTTATTTGGAAACTTCGTCGTTTTCATATAATTCTCTTGTAGAACAATTAGAGTTTGCAGGTTATTCGCATGATGAAGCTGTCTATGGTGCTGATAATTGTGGAGCAGATTGGAACGAACAAGCTGCAAAATCGGCACAAAGTTATATTAGTGTAATGTCCTTTTCAAGAGAGGAACTAATCTCTCAGTTAGAATTTTCAGGATTTACACCTGAACAAGCTGCGTATGGCGCAAGTGCTGTTGGATATTAAGTCCTATACGCCTCACACAGCCTCTCGACCGCAGGGGTATAACTTTACCCCATGAACGCACAAAGCCCCTCACGCGCGATTCTCGTACACGTGAGGGGCATATAAACACAAAAAGCCGCCCGAGCGCTGGTAACACTCGGACGGCACAAACCTATTAAACCACAAATTCAGAAAGGAGTCATCTATGGTACTATCATTATATCACATATCGCACCTTTTGTCAAGGGGGTGCGCTGTATGATGTGTGTAAAATGCAAGAAAGAGATTCCCGAGGGGTCGGCGTTTTGCTGTTGGTGCGGTAAAAAGCAGATCACCGAGCAGAAAAAGACCCGTCGCCGCGCTCACGGCATGGGGACGATACGCAAGGACCCGCGCTATGCTTCTCCATGGATAGCCGTAGCGCCACCTGTGATAAAAGGCACAAACGGGCGGTATGTTGGCTCGTACAAGACCCGCCGTGAAGCAGAGCAGGCGCTTGAAACGTATCTGAACGAGAAACGCCCCGATCTGTACAATGCCACACTTGACAAAATATATGAGCTATGGAGCAGTAATCACTTCGACACGCTGTCCGACAGCGGTATACAAGGATATAAGGCGGCGTATAAGTCTATCGCGGAGCTGTCCCGTGAAAAGTTCCGTGATCTGAAAACAGCAGACTTTCAGCGCTGTGTTGATGCCCAGGCGGCAGCGGGAGCAAGTCGCTCGAAGTGCGAAAAAATACGGCAGCTGTGCAGTCAGCTGTGCAAGTTTTCGATGCAGAACGACTTGATCGATAAAAATTACGCCGAGTTCGTGAAGCTCCCGAAAGAAGAGAAAAAAGAAAAGCAGATTTTCACCGCCAAAGATCGCGCCGTATTGTGGCGGCACACCGATGACAAGCGCGTGCAAATCATTCTGACGATGATCTACACAGGCTTCCGCATCGGCGAAATATGCGCCTTGAAGCCGTCGGACGTTCACGGCGGCTATATGGTCGGCGGTGAAAAAACGGAAGCGGGCAAAAACAGGATCGTGCCGTTTCCACAGAGCGTGCCGGAGATCGAGTGCTTTGTCCGCTCATGGCTCACGGACTGCACCACTGAAACAATACTCGGCGTATCTGCCGAATACTTCCGGAAGTATCAGTTTTATCCGTGTCTCGCGGAGCTGGGGCTTATCGCTCCGCCCGTGAAGTCACCGAAGACAGGCAAGGATATGTATATTGATCCACGGCTAACGCCCCACAGCACACGGCACACATTCGCAAGCCTGTCCGCAGAAGCAGGAATGCCGCCTGAAGTCTTGCAAAAGATCATTGGACACGCGGATTACAGCACCACCGCCGATATCTATGTACATCAAGATATCGGCGCATTATCCGCAGGAATGAGCATGATAAAACGCTGATATCTTACGCAGTTATTTACACAGTTATCACGCAAAACTCCGCAAAATCAGGCAAGATGGGTGTGAAATTTTCAAAAAAGAAAAAGTCCGCAAACCGTTGATTTTACACGATTTGCGGACTTTTAAAACGTGGAGCTAAGGGGAGTCGAACCCCTGACCTCTTACATGCGAAGCAAAGTGAAACCACGCTTTTTCACGCTAAAATTGCAGATTACACAGTTATTACACAGTATATGCAAACTGCACTATGTAGCAGCTCTGCTTTTGTGTATGTATACAAACTTTGAGTTTAGCCAAACTTTTTTTGCAAAACCGCTTGACATATATGTACATATATGTTATAATAATAACAGAAACAAGGACAGGGCAAAGCCCACAACCGAAAAGGAGCGATCGTTATGACAGAGCAGATTAAGCAGATGGTCAAGAAGTACAAGCTGTATGAACCGAACACGAACAAGGGAAAAATTGCAGTAGGAAACACCACGCTGATCAAAAAGAACCCCGATGACATGGAGTTTATCAAAGCAAATAAACCCGATATTCTCGATTATCTTCGCGCAGAAAGAGAAGCCGAGATAAAGCGCATCGAGGAATCTGCGGCAAAACAAAAGGTTTGGGAGTCCTCCATAGGCCTCGACAAGCTCGAAGCAGCGATCAAAGAGCAGATTGCCTACAAAGAGGCCTTTGACAAGGCTTGGGAGCGCGGAGATGGCAAGTATCCTGCCAAGCCCGAAGATCGCATCGCAGAGATGGCGACCATGTATCCGATAGCGGCGGCATATCACAAGGCCGAAAATTGGAGCCTGGCAGCAAACTACGCGAAAGCGAACGCAGGCCGCAAGGCAATGCGCCGCATCAAAGCAGGCGAAGACCACGAAAAGGTAATCGCCGACATGGAAAACGAATGGAGTGCTCATTGTGAGAAGCACATATGGGACTAATAAGGAGGGTGCAGAAATGACCAAGCACGAAATTATCCAGTATATAGCAGGCGAACTTGAGGATATCCATAAGAGATTTCCTTTGCCGACGGACTACGGCAAGCGCCGCGAAGCTCGTGCGGTGCTGAAAGCGGAAGTTGCAAAGCACGGGTACACAGGCGCGGCATATACGCAGCTGTACAACGAGGCTACTAAGATACACGCACGGCGAATGAACATAAGAGGAAACGACGGTAAGCCATAAGTAAATATAAACCCCGAGCGGAGCGGTACGGTCTCCGCAGAAAAGGAGTAAAAAAATGAAACTTACAGAAAAAGCATTACTCGAAAACCTCACAAGAGAGCGCAAGCCTTCCAACGAGCAGTACTATCCTTCGGACGACTGGAATCTTTCTTGCGTCGGTACGCTTAAAGTGCTGACAGAGGAAGGATTTAAGGAAATTCCCAATGAGGTATACTGGAGGTACGCTCGCAAGTACGCAAAAGATGACTTCCGTACAGCACACTTGTGTGAGCGTACAGAAGCTGATTGCATTTGTATCTACGATGCAGGCGTGTATCGCTTCATCGAGCTTGGTGCCTGATAAGCACGAGCCGAGCGGCGACGGCTAAGGTTTGCCGCAGAAAGCGAGGTGATCGCATGAGCAAGTATACAGGATACACCCCCGCACAAGGACAGCGAACTGTGCGCTACATGAAAGAAAAGACTGAAAGAATTGTTGTGGATATGCCGAAAGGCAGAAAAGCGGTATATAAAGAATATGCACAAAAGCGCGGTGAGAGTATGCAAGGCATGATCGTCCGTCTGCTTGACGAAGAAATGAAAAACAATCCCGTATAGCAATTCATGAACAGCAAAGGCTCCTGCACCGAAAGAGTGTAAGAGCCTTGATCTTTACTTCATCACAAATTCCGCAAACTTCTTACCTGCTATCCCGTTCGGCTTGTAGCCCCACAGTGTCAGCAGTTTGTTCACTGCCTGCTCCGTACCGCCGCCGAAGCCGTAGGTGTCGTCCACTTTATACCCGAGAGTTTTCAGCCGCTGTTTGAGGTAGTACACCCCGAGAGACTTGTCGCCGCGTTTGAAGCCCTCCGTGTCCAGCTCTTTCAAAGCGTCCTGCTTGGGATAGCCGTTGAAGCCGCCGCTCTTTATAAGCGTGGGATAGTCCACATAGCATTCGTCAAGATCAACGTTTCCATTTATGCCGCTTATCCTGCCCGTTGAGCTGTACTGCCACATACCGTACAGCCCGTCATAATTGCACTTCGCGCCGTATTCCGCTACCCAGAGCGAGTATCTGCTCGCTGTTTCGGGCGAGATATAGGACTGCAAAGGCGAACGGCTGATATACAGTCCGCCGAAATATCCCGCGTTTTCGAGGGTGTCACAAAACGCTTTGACCATGCCGTCGCAGACTTGCCGTCCTTGCTGAAACGCTTTCTGCCATTCGAGGTCAAAATATATCGGGTATTCAAATTTCTTGCCCCTGATGTAGCTCAGGCACAACTCAGCGTCACGCATAGCGCCTGCAACGGAACATTCCCACGTGAAGTAATATACGCCCACATCAAGCCCTGCGGCTTTTGCCTGCTTGCAGTTCTGCTCAAAATATGGATCTTTTTCAACACAGTTTTTCGAGCCGTTCCAGTTATTGCACCGAATTATGACGTATTTCACGCCGTCAGCCTTGACCTTCGCGAAGTCGATAGACCCTTGGTGCATGGACACGTCGATTCCCTTTACCGTCACTTGTTTCGCCGCCTTTCCCGTGATGTTGCCCTGCTCCTTCGGACGGAGAACTCCGAGGACGTGGGCGTAGCAGTGACTTACGACAGTGCAAGGGTCATTTCTGCCCGTCCAATTCTGTTCGTAACTCTCAAACCACGATTTATTGCCTTTGCCCGTCGCTATTCCGCAGTGCCCCGCCTTTTCGTTGAGGGACTTTGCCCACACAACGATATCGCCCTTTTTTGGAACAAAATCGGGCGTGTTGGCTATCCGCGTGAACCTCGCCGCCGACGGCTGCGCTCCGAAATTCTCATAAATCTCCCAGGCGTACATACCGATGAACGGCTTGCACCCGAGGACTTTCACGGCGTAATCGTTGACGAGGTCAAAGCACTGCACGCCGTAGTTCCCGTCGAAGTCTACGCCTTTGCCGTTGACGGTGAGAAAGTATTCGTCAAATGTCATTGCTGCCATATGTTGCCTCCTCTGGATCGTCGGGCATTCCGTCGATGATCTCTTGCAATTCATTGATTCTATCGCGTATAGCCTGCCTGTCAGCGTGTATCTTATCTTTATCGTAAGGTATAGGCTCTCCGACAAGTTCGGATTCGTAACACTTAATGACTTTGTAGTCGGTTGCCGTCAAGTCGCACTGGAGGTTTCTGACTTCCTGTTCAAGTTCTGCTTTGGTTTTGTGTATAATCATAGTCAATACCTCCTTAACCGAATAGGATTATAGGGCGCACGAAAAACATGTTGGACGCGCCACTGTAGTTGGCATTGCTAGCGTAAGTGCAAAGAGCAAAACCTGTAGAACTAACAACAGAACGAAGCCAGAAGTCATTACGACCATTCTGCATAGGTCCTATAAAATCAAACACAGGGAGTTTCTTGACGTCAGCACCTACATCATACGCAGAACTGCTCCATACCATCGTTCCGTAAATTTGTACCTCATTCATGAGTTGTAATTCAACAGTTTCCCAAGACATAGCGCTTGATGCGCCTGTTATACCTGCTCCAGCCATTGAAGGGGTGCTTGCATTAATCGCGTTCGGTAACAAAGTCCTATGCACAAGTAGATGATTGTTAAGTGCCGTTTTGAGTGATTTTGCATAACATGGCAATACAATCTGGTGCATATCGCTGTTTACATAGCCATTCACCGTTGTATTAGTGGAATTCATCTTAGCTGCTGTAGTAAAGCCGTGATTACGATGGATAAGCACCGCATGATGTGTTACAAGATTTGTATTACCTACATTATAGTAATAATCAAACGCTGCAAACATGAGGCTAATATTTTCTATTTTTGTTGTCTTTGTTGCGTAGATTTTACCTGTCTGAGGCGTTGTGTCCTCAGTTTCTGTCCACGTTCTGTCGGTGACTGTACCACCCATTTCATAGTAAACAGTACCGCTTTCAAAAGAATCCCCGGTGAAACGTGTGTAGATATCTGTAGTTATGCTCTTGGTGAAGTAGTCACCGAGATACAAGTCCTCAAAAGTGCCGTTGTGTATGCGCTCATACATTTCATCAACAGTATAAACGTTGGTGAGATCTTTCCCTCTGAATATTCCGTTGTGGTTCAGCGCGTCGTAATTCATCACGGCATATATATCATCATACTGCGCCACCTTTTCAGCCGTTACGCCGCTATTGACCGCCGCAAGCTGTGCCGTGGTGAGAGTGTCCTGCTTCTCGTCAAGCAGAGCGTCGGTCTCAGCTTTGGTGTAACCGCCCGAGCCGCCTTTGCCCTTGGCTATCGCCGCCCCTAATGCTATATCATGTATATCCATGCATTACACCTCGCTTCCGTCGCTCATGTCGTGCCATGTGTCGTCGCTGTCAAGCATGAGAGCTTTCCCGTCCGCCGTGAGTGCTATGCTCCCAAATACAAGCACATTCTCGCCGACCTCCGTCACGCCGTCCAGTTCCGCCGCCGTGTCGGCGATAAGCTCCGCGCGGAGCTCCTGCCTGCCGTCCGCTCTGCGGCTGAGGTATTTGCTTCTGTCGTATAAAATCTCGATCATTTTTTACTCTCCTTTCGTGCTTTGAGTGCCGAAATAAAACGCGATAACTGTTGTGAAAACCGTCATGAACTGCTCTCCGCTGACCGTTTCGCGGTATGCTAAAATGCAAAATATCACCGTCAGCAGTATCGTGACGATACTTTTAACCTTAAGTAGTGCCGCGATCCTGTCTTTTAAGCTCATGCGTATCACGCTCCAAGTCGTCAAGGCGGTGATTTATGACTTTTATCTGCTCCTCGACCACAGGAACGCGCCGCGCAAAGTTGTTGTGTTCGCGGACTTCCGAGGTCAGAACGTCGAGTTTTGTGTCCGTCACCGCCTGCATGGTTTCCAATTTGTGGGTCATCTCGCGGCTCGATGCACGGGTGTTGATGATGACCGTAACGATAGTCACAAGCCCCGAAATGACTGCAATTATCACGCTTCCGTCCATGCTATCACCTCAGTCACCAAGGGCGATGTAGCCCGTGTAATAATACTCTTTGCCGTTTGCGGTGAGCTTCGCGGCTGTCCCCAAAAACTGCCCGTAGGCAGTAACATAAACGTTAAGAGCATAGCTCTCCGCGCTTGCCGACAGCGGCACGGGAGAGAATACGGTCACGCCGGCAGTGTGGAACACCTTGGTTGTGCTTGAAAAGTCGGTGACGGCTTTGTAAACCCCCGTACCATTCATTATATCTGCACCCACGAAGTCCATATTCGAGGCTGTGGAGGTGGTCTGCGCCTTGAACAGCACCGCAAGAGTACCTCCGTTTGTTTTGGTTATGAATACATCTGAGGTACTGCTGTGCAGACAAAGCCCCTTAGATGTCTTAACGCCGCAGAGCCACATGAGATTGCTCAGATAAGAGCCCGAGGTAACTCCGTTGGCAAGAGTGACCTTTATGCTCTTTTCGGTCCCGTCGAAGCCCAGCTTCAGCGCAGGCGTTTCGGCGGCGTAACAGGTGATATTATTGTTCGTCTCGTCCATGACCACGCTGTCAAAATATCCCGCCTTGTTCGCGTTAAGGAACGCATAGACCTCGGGAGCGTTAGCTGTCTGAGTAGTCCCCGTGAAAACCGTTTTTTCTATCGCCATTTCAGATGTCCTCCATTTCTGCCTTGACCGTCAGCGCCGAGAGCGTTTGTGCGGAGAGGGAGGCGCTGACGGGGACGCTGTCGCCCGAACCGCCGCCTATCCGATCATCGCCCACGTACAGCGCCGTCCCATTGGTCTCGCCGACAATGTACATGGTACTCGCCGAGTGGCTCTCCATGCCGTCGTACTGCGCCCGTGTCAGCCGCTCGAAGCTCATGCCGCCCAGCGCTCCGAAGCCCTGCACGTAGCCGCACACTGCACTGTCTCCGCGCTCGTCTATGACGTGCAAGACGCCCCCCACGCCGACTATCAGCCGTGCGAGTGACAGCTCAAAGATGTTCCCCTCGCGTATCGGGGCGGGAGCCTGCGAAGCCGCTCCCTGCCGTATGCTGAGCGTGATGTTCCGCGCCGCCTGCGAGAGATCGAGCCGAAGTATCACGCGGTCATACCGCACCCCGCCCGTGGTGCAGGCGGCGGCTGTGAGGGTTTCGGCGACGGTCAGCTCCACCCACCTCGCGCGGATAAATCCCCACCCCGACGACACGCTCACGGTCAGTCCCGAAGCCGTGACCTCAAAGCCGCCCTCGATAACTCCCGACGGTATCAGCCGCAGGAAGTAGTCCGTCAGATCGGCGGCGCTGTAGAGCCTGTCGCCGTCCGCGCTGTCAAAAAATCCGTACTGTATCGCCATTTTGCACCTCCTACAAAGTCGTCCAGTCCGAGAACGTCGGGTAAGTCCTGTAGCCCTCCGCGTCCTCGACCTCGGTTATCGCCGTTATTTTTGCCGAGCCCCGCACGCCACGTCCTGTTTCAAGGTAGACTGTGTCGCCGAGATCGTAGTCCACGCCTGCCCTGTAAAGCCCCGTATCAGCGATCTGCGCGTCAAGGATTTTTGCCGATGGCGTTATCCCCGAAGTACCCTGTGCTGCGACGTCGGACTTGTAGCCGCTTATGCTACGGGGGCTCACGGTCACGGCTGACGCTGCGGAAAGGTACTCGGGCGTCACCTCTCTGTAGGTGCTGAGCCTGAGCGCCAGCCGCACGTAGGACGTGTTCGCGGGGAGCGTAACAGTCTCGCCCGATGACGCCGAAGCCCCCGACAAATGATTGTAATCTGAATCATAGAAATGCACCGAAAATCTCGTCGAAGGGTTCCCGTCGAGCGTCGCTGTAACGCTGATCCTTCTGCCGCACGGTATGTAGATCGGCGATCTGATAAAGAAGGTAGAGTCTGCTTCTCCGCCGTCCGAGAAGTTGTAATACCCTTGTTCCCATGTGTAGTCCATGAGATCAACGCTCGTGCTCTCCTCGGTCGGCACGCCGCTCAACTTTACGCTGCCCTCGCTCCGCGCAAGTCCGTTCGGTATGGAAGTCCCGAAGTAGGATTGTGCCGTGAGTGTGTAAGGATTCGAGCCGTTCGCCTGCGTCTCGCTGTCGGGTCCCGTCGCCGAAACGAAGACGAGATTTTTCCCGCTCCTGTCGGAGATCAGCTCGTAAGACAGGAGCATTTCGTTATCCGCCGAAAAGACCACGTTCGGGCGGTCTTGCCCTTTGTACAAATGCAACACGAAGTCAATGCCTGTCGGTGTATCGTCCGAGGTCTTGGCGGTGCATTTCAGCCCGCACCCCATTTCCAAAATGAAACGGTCAACGACTTCGAGCAGATTTTCGCCGTCGAAAAAATGGTTTGTGACACGCCCCGCCGTGATGATTTCATCACCCGTTGAAAACATTCGCAGTCGGCGGTTTCGAGTGTCCTGATACGGGTCGGTGCTGCCCGAAGGAACGGTCGGCTCGGTGGCGTTGTCCTTGATGAGCTTCCAGATGATCGCATACATGATCTGACCCTTGAAGACCGTCGGATAGCCGATGACCCGATAAGCGAGCAGGCAGTCAGCCGAGCGCCCCGATACCGTCATGAACTCTCCCTCAGCCGATTCGGTGATCTGCACGTTTTCGGCGTACATGGGGGTCGGGTCGTCCTCTTTTAGCACGAACACACGCCCGAGATTCGCCGTCAGAAGGCTGTAAAGCTCGTCCGTGAGCTGCGCGTATACTTCAAAATAGCCCGGCTCGGCGTAGGCTTTCCGCCAAATTACGGAGATCGCATTGTCCATGACATACTGCACCTCGGCGTATTCCCTGTCGGTGCCGTCCACGTTTCTTGCGACCGTGTAAAAATACAGTACCATCACACACCCCCGAACAGTTTGTACACCGATATCGTCACCGCCGCATTGTCAATGCCGCTGTCGGCGGTCACGCCCACCCAGTTTGCGCCGATGGGGAGCTTTATCCAGCGCGACCCGCTCACCATGTAGCGGAGCATATTCACGTTCGAGCCGTTCCGCAGGTTCGTCACCGCGAGCCGACCGCTCCGCGTGTCGAGGGTCAGCTTGTCCCCCGCCGCGAAGCTGTAGTCAAGCTTAAACCAAGTTCCAACCGCTTCATTCGCGAACCGCAGACCCGTCACCGCGCCCGAGAACGTGACCTCCGCCGCGAACCCGCACTCAACGTCGCCGCTGTTGATGATAAGCGAAGTCGGGTGATCGACCGTTTCGGACACGGGTATAGGGTCGTCAAGCTCTATCGAGAACGGCGCGTAGAACAGCGGAACAGAGTAGGACGGAATGAAGTCCTCGGGCGTTTGGCTCTCAAACCACGGTTTGGGGCATAAGAGAGAAACTTGCGCCTGCTGCCGCTGTGAGAAAAGGTCTATCGTGTTTGTCTCCACGTACCCCGTTATTTTTACACCGCGTATTTTGTTTGAGAACACTATCGTGCAAGCTTTTTTTTCGGGGAATATGCGGTAAAATGCCGCGCGGGTGGTCTCTATGTCACCGCAAAAAACCACCGTTATCACGATGTTTCGGGGCTGCATAAACGCCGAATTAAAGATAGCACCGTCACCCGAGCCCTCTGACGTGTTGATGTTTACGGGCACGGGAGAAAGCCCGTCTATGTCGATCACACGGAAACGATTGTCCGCTGTGAGGTCATAGCTCTCACCGAGGGCGTTTATTATCGTAAGATCAAACATTACTCGGGAGCACCCCTCTCATCTCAAATTCGCGTATCTGATTATTCGTCTGCCTGTAAATATCCCAGCGCGAAAGCGCTTTGGGGCTGTTGTTCGTTTGCGTAAAATTGTAGTTATTTGTCACGGGCTGATTGTTGGCTATTCCCCGCGCTGTAGCTGTTGAGCGGGTGATCTCGTCCGCGAGAAGAGCCGCTATCTCTTTGAGCGCTGCCTTGTTGTTCTCGAGCGGTAGGATAGCTTCGCGCCCGTTCTCGCCCACCATTGCAAGCGTGCCGCGGTCTACGACGCCGCCCTTTGCGAGCCGTGGGAGAGATATCCTGTCCATGCTGCCGATATCGACCCCGGGTATCTCGTTGAGCAGGTCAATAGCCCCGTTAATGGCGTCAGGGACTGCGTTTATTGCATTCTCCACGGTCTCGAGGACTGCGTTTATCGCGGTTTTGAAGGTATTGCCGATGGCGTCACCAACTTTAGTGCCTATGGTCTTAAAGGTCTCTACAATGCTGTCCCATATGCTGCCGAAGAAATCCCCTATGCCGTTGAACGTCTCTTTAATGCTCGTCCAAAGTCCCGTGAAAAAGCCCTTGACCTTGCCTATAGCAGTCTTGACGGTCTCGACACACTCGTTAAACACGTCAACGATAAAATCGATAAAGGGAAGCTCCGAGAGATAGTCCCATATTTCCGCCATACCGTCTTTGAGCGGCGTGATGAAGTTGTCATACACGGGTTCGAGCAGACGGAAGATATACTCGGGAAGTTTGTCCGCGAAAGTGATTATTGCCCGCCCCAGCTCCTCAAAAACCTCGAGGGTCGCATCAAACAGCAGCGGAGCGTTATCAATGAGCGCATGAGTTATGGCGTCTATTATGTCGGGTATGAGCGGCACGACTGCTTCTACTATCACAGGTATAGCGTCGAGCAGGGCTTTGAACATCGTTATGCCCGCTTCTGCTATGGTCTTGCCGTTGTCAATAAGAAACTTGATAACCGTGTCGATAAGCTGCGGCAGAGCTTCTACAAGCGGCGGCAGAACAAGCGGTATCGCCTGCACAAGCGCGTTAAACAGCTCTATGCCGCCTTCGAGCAGTATCGGCAGCTGTTCGGTGATTACGTCCGCGATATCCTGCACGATAGCAGGCAGTTCCTCTGCTATCATTGCTATGATGTCGGGAAGTGCCGCGATGATCTCCTGCCCGAATGTCAGCACCGCTTCGATGAGCTGCGGAAGGGCTTCGGTCAGAGCTTTTACAAGATCAGGAATTATCGCCACTATACTTGTGACGATCTTCGGCAGAAGCTCCCCGAGCTTTGATATCAGCTTTGTGACGATAGAAGTCAAACCCGTTATCAGCTTGGGGGCGTTCTTTAAGAGACCGTCAACAAGGGTTTCGATGATGAGCCCGGCTCCGTCTATGATAGCGGGAGCTTGCTCCACCAAAATATCTATAAACCGCCCCACAAGATCGACAGCCATTGAGACGGCTTTCGGCAAAAATTCGGTTGCTTTTTCGATAAGTCCTCCGAAAATTTCCGATATATGACCGTTGAGCCGTTCCGTCGCCCCCGTCACGCCATTTAAAACGTCTTTGATGAGAGGTATAACGTCATTTGTGACCGTCTGCACCAGTTCACGCAGCGGCGCGTCAAGCTTTTCAAAAATCGCTATCTGCAATCCCTCAAATGCCGAGGACAGCTTCGTGATGTCGCCCTGTAGATTGTCGAGCATAACGTCAGCCATTTCGGACGCCGCACCGCCCGACTCGTTGACCGCCTTTGTGAGCTTTTCAAAGTCCTCATCGGACGAGTTGACAAGTGCCAAGAATCCCGATAGCCCGTTCTTGCCCGCAAGCATAGCCGCATACTGGGCTTTAAGTGCGCCCTCCGCGCCGTAGGCTCTTTCCATTAGTTCCGATTGGCTCTTTGCAAGTTCACCCGTCTTTTTATCATACTGTGCTTGTGTCATCTCCCCCGCAGCAAGCGCGTCATCATACGCGGCTTGCTGTGTTTCAAGTGTCGAGAGTTTCTGCGTGAGCTCGTCAACAGGCATATTTATCGAGCCGAAAATTTCACGAAGTTCTCCAACGGTTTCTCCATAAGACTTCAACTCTTTTGTTCCGTCTTCGTTTACCTTTTCGATTTCGATACCGAGTTCGGACATAGCCTGCATACTCTCTTTGGTCGGCGAAGCAAGCCGCGTTATCATCGCACGAAGAGAAGTACCCGCCTGTGTGCCTTTTATGCCGCTATTCGCCATCAACCCGATAGCAACAGACATATCCTCCATAGTGTAGCCCATCGAACCCGCGAGAGGTGCTACATATTTAAACGTTTCGCCCATGAGTTCGACGTTCGTATTTGCGTTTGAAGCAGTTGCCGCCATTATGTCAGCGAGCCGCCCCGCCTGGTCTGCACTCTCTCCAAACGCTGTCAGCGCGTCGGTCACGATGTCGGAGGTAGTGGCGAGGTCTGCGCCCGAAGCCGCCGCAAGATCAAGCACACCGTCTATGCCGCCGAGCATATCCTCTGTCTTCCAGCCAGCCATTGCCATATATGACATAGCATCACCGACCTGCGAAGCTGTGAACTGTGTTGATTCTCCGAGTTTTTTCGCGGTATCGTTGAGCCTGTCCATATCCTCATTCGTTGCGCCGGAGATAGCTTGCACCTTGCTCATCGACGCCTCAAACGTCGATCCAACCTCGATGGTTTGCGTTATCATATCTCCGAGCTTGTTTATTACTGCGGTTATCGCGTCCGCCGCAAGATTGCCCAGTGCCACGCCGAAAGCAGATAAGCCGCCCTCGGTGGTCTCCTTGGCTTTTTCTCCGACGTCCTCTTCTTCTTTCCCGAGGTTGTCAAGCTGCTCGTTATAATCACGCACACGCCCTTCGGCGTTCTTGACGGCGGTGTCTTGCTGTACTATCTGCGTGCGCAGGTTCTGCACCGCTTTTTCATTGCGTTCCTGTGCCTTTACAGCTTCGTCAAGCTGTTTCGCGAGCTTCTTCGCTTCCTCGGAGGATTCCCCGAACTGCTCTGCGGCTTCCTTGTGCTTTTGAGTGAGGTCGGCTACAACACCCTCGCCCTTTTCCATAGCGGATTCGTAGCGTTGCAGCTCCTCTTTGAGCGCATCGAGCTTTGCCTTTTCGGTATCGACTATTTTAGACTGCGCTTCGATCTTCTTGGAAAGGCTGTCGGCGTTCTCCTCGCCCTTTTTCATGCCCGCGTTAGCGTTTTCAAGCTCCGCTTTGTATTGCCTTATGCTTGCGTTCGCGGCGGTCACGTTGCGTTTTAAGTCGGATATGTCGACTTTAAATTTTGTAGTGACGTTCTCATTATCCGGCATTTTCTCACCACCTGTCGTCGTTTTTGGCGGGGCGCATGATCGTCACCTCGCCCTTGCTGTTTACTTGCTTGATACAGCCTTTGGGGATATCCGCGACTGTCTTTGCCTTGCCCTCGCGTGCCGCCTGATCTGCGAGCCGCGAAAAGGTTGTCAAAACGTCGTGATACCGCTCCCGCCGAACCGCGAACGGATCAAGCGATGGGAAGCGCCTGCAAAGGGTCGTGTTCATATCGAAGAATACTTGATACAATGTTTCGGGCGGTATATCTCCGCCCTCGGTCAGTTTTTTGAGCCTACCGCGCCCAGCTCCCCGACAGCGTACTCATACAGCCCGCGGAATACCTCGACAAGATTTCCCGTGCGGGTGTGTCTGACTTCTTCGGCGGTCAGACCGTCGAAAATATCCATCAGAAAGGGCTTGATCTGATCTTTACACTTGACGATCATGCCCGCAAGCTCCGCTTTGTCGCCCGATCTCATGCTCTCGAAATCCAGCGCGTCGAGCACGTCCTCGATGACCCCGAAAGAGAGGTCAAGGCTCTCGGCAGTGTAGGTCTTTGCGATCTTTCTTCCCTCGTAGATATTCAGCTTTAATTCCATGTTTTTACACTCCTATATGTTTTACTCTGTCCCCGACCTCGGTGCGCTTGGCGTTGTTGAAGCGGTCGAGAGTGCCGACGAGGTACCCCGTTATGCGGCGTATGCGCTGGAACGGCACGGGGTCGAAGTCGTAGCTCAGGTCAACATAGTCCCCGTCGAGGGCGATGTTCACTGTGCCGTCACGGTGAGGATAAGTGTTGTTCGCGTGATTCAGATACGCCTGCAATTCCGCTTCGGAGATATCGGGGGGAGCGCCTATCGTTATCATGACAGTTTCCCTCCTGTTTCATTGCTTGCTGCTCGCATAGTTTAACTTTCTCCAGATGTGATTTGTGTTGTCCCTGTTTTGATTTGCTTTGCGCAGATTAGCCATTGCAATATCATAATGCACGGTGCATAAGCGCTTGCCCGGCAGCGGCTCGCCGCCGCATATCCAGCATACATCGTGCGCAAGTAACAGTTCCTGCGGCTTACGCCCTTTTCTGCGGTTGTACAGCTTCATTCGCTCGCTGTGTTTATGCAGGCATATGCCGCAGCGTAAACGCCCGTCTTTCGGCGGTCTTTTTCCGCACTCTACGCACAGATTCAAAGCCTTGCGGCGCTCTTTCCGCTTGCGCTTGTTTTCTACCGCCCTTTGACTTTCAGCTTTGCGCTGTTCGTCAGTCAGTTTACTGCGTCGCTGATAGTTGCGCTCTGATATGTCGGATAAGCACTCCAAACAAAGCACGTGCTTCGGAGCGGCTTTTTTGTGCTTGCACTGAGGACAGATGCCGAGCGATTTGTATAAATTATAATAATCGCGGTAGTAATCATTCACTTTCCGGCACCTCACCAACGTGAGCCTGTTCCCATGCTTCGAGGTCAAACAGCAGACGTTCATAGCGCGAAAGTAGCTTCCGGCAGTCATTCACGGCGCATTCGAGGGCGTATCTCAGCGTGGTGCGTTCTGTCTTTTTCAGACTTATCCTGCCGCCGAGCGCGTCATAAAGCCCGCCGTTCTTCACGCTGACAATGCAGTCAACGCTTGCTGTTGTCAGTTCTCCGCTTTCTTCATAAAAGAATTTGTGACTGTCATTCATGTTTTCAGCTCCTTTCGTGTCGTTCGAGAGCCTTCCGCATACGCGCCGTCATGGTTTGAGCCGTGATGTATGCGGCAAGCTGAATCAGAAAACAACGGAGATATTTTTTCATGGGGTCGACTCCTTTTCTTCAATAGTTTCTCTGCGCCCTCGTTGAGGGGCGTGCCGTATATCTTGCACAGCAGGCACACGGGTTCGCAGTTTACCCACATTGTCCCGCACTTGCGACAGACGAAGCGCGGGCGGGGCTGATTTTTCTTTGTTTTACTCATTTGCTCAACAACTCCGCCGATCTCGGGCAGAACACAAGCCCCGCCCCTCTGTGAGCGGGGCTTTTCTGTCCCTGTGTTGTTTATTCCGCTGTCACCGTAACGGTACAGCTTGCCGCCTGCGAGCCTGCGGAAGCGGTGACGACTGCCGTCCCCGCCGATACTCCCGTGACTACGCCCGCAGAGCTTACGCTTGCGACGTTGGCATTGGAGCTGCGCCATGTTACCGCAGCGGTCGAGGGGGTCACGGTTGCCATGAGTTCCTCGGTCTCTCCGACTGCTACGCTTGCGGTAGAGGGTGCTACGGCGAGAGCCGTTACCGCGCTGTTCGCTATCTGCCCGATAGTGTCGGGGGTATAAACAGTGTCGAAAAATGTCGAGAAGTCGCAAAGACCGTCTCTCTCGTCAAGTGCGATACCGTCCGCGTGTCCGCCGTTCGTGAACTCATACACAGTCTCGTTGCAAGTGAATACAAGCTGCTGATTGTTGGTGTTCACGCCGTCGGAGCGGGTCTGCGACACCTCCTCGGGTACGCCCGTGAGCTGTGCCTTATACTTAATTACATATCGCCACGAGTTGTCTGTGAGCTGTACGCGGTAGATAAGAGCAAAGTATTTTTCCTCAAGGTCGCCCGAGATGAGCGCTCCCGTGGCCTCGTCGTAGGTCTGACCCGTTACGAGCGCCAGCTTTGCGAGTGGGAGTACGGGTGTAGTGATGGTCGCAGTCTCGCCGCCCTTGGTGACTATTACGATCATGCCGACATTGCTGTAGTAGTGTGTTTCGGACGAACTGTTGACCTGTCGGCTTATCTGCCCCGTCGGTGCAAGATTGACGGGCGTCAAAAACGTGTAGCCCGTGCTGTCGTCCTTGGTGATCTCTGCTATCCAAAGATTATCGGTGCCGCGAAATTCGGCTTCCTTGTAATCAGGCATTGTTTTTCCTCCTTTATGTCCGTAATTTGTAAACTGTAAAAAATGCCCCCGTGTGTGTCGGGACGTCTACGGAAATGTCGTTCGGCATTCCTTCGGGCGTCCAGTCGGCAGCTCTGAGTGCCTGCCGCGCCTGCTCGGTCACGGTCTGCACTTTGAGCGGGTCGGTGCTGTAGAAATACACCCAAAACCCGTACCATGCGCCGTGCGGATTGTTGCTGTAAAATAGCTCCTCGGGGGTCGAAAAGTTCCAAAACGTGAAAAAACTGTCGGGGTAATCATCGGCGCTGTTGAACGACCCCTGCAAAAAAACGGGATAGCCGAAGCCTTCGAGTATCTCTATGAGCTGTTCTTTCAAGACTTCATCACCCTTTCGATAACTTTATCAAAAGCCGCCCGCTGGAGTTCTCTGACCTTGCGCTTTACCTTTGCACCGTACACCGCGTTATACAAAGCCCTATCGGGTGTGATGTGGGGCTGCCCGTGTACCTTTGTGCCGTACATCAAAAAGATAGAGGGTAAGCCGCCGTTATCGATGTCAAAGCCTACGGGTATAGCCGCCACTGTGTCCCCCGTCCATTCTACGGGTGCCTTGCGGATTATCGAACGCGATACCGTGCCTGTCTTGTTGTGAGTCTGCATTGCCTGCGTCGCCGAGTTAGCCACGTAAGCCTGTGACGCTTTAAGTGCGCCCTCGATGGCTCTTCTTGTGGATTCCCCGCCCAGCTCCTGCAAGCGCTCGATATAGCGGTCAACGCCCGTAAAGTCTACGCTTAGCTTGTTCCGTGCCATGTCACGCACCGCCCTTCACGCGCCTGACCTTGAACTGCAAAAACAGATTCTGCATTTCAAGGTTCTCGGGCTCGTTTATGATCTCATACACTGCACCGTTCTCACGCTTTAAGCGGCAGTCCGCCGTTATGTCGGGTCTGTACCATGTTGTTACGGTCGCCGTGTCTATGATGCTGTAAACACCGTCAACGACTTGCTCCGTTCCGCCGTAGGACTTCCACGTGCAGAAGATAACGCCTTTGTCCTCGTACCCCTGCGCCCGCGTAACGCCCAGCACTTTTTCGGAAGTGGTCGGCGAAAGCAGTTTGACCGCCGTCCGAAATTCCTGTGTATCTTTGAGCTTGTGTATCACTTACGACCACCCGCCCTCATGACTAACTGCGTTACGCGGTCATAGAAGTACGGCGAGTATTTAGCCACACCCGAGGTATTTGTCCAGATGTCGTTCACCCCGCGGGCGATAACGCCGACAGACGCGGCGATCACATCATCGGGAACGCCCGCGCCCGACATATAGTCCGTCACATCGTCTATGTAGAGCGAAATGGTCGCGTCCATGAAGTCGGACGTCACACCGAGCGCCGCTTTTACTCCGTCAAGTATCGCCGTGTCTGCCATCGTATCTCACCCCTTTACAGTCCGATCTTTGCTATAGTGATTGTACCGCTTGCAAGTGTGGCGGTATAAAGCGTGCTCGCGTCGGGCTCTACCGTTTCGCCTGCGGTCGTTGCCGCAGTGCCAGCGATAGTAAAGCCTTCATAATCATAAGCCGCCACGAAGTACACAGTCCCCGCAGTCGCAGCCGAGCCGAAGTCAAAAGTCTTGACGGGCTCATCGCAAAGCACGGTCGCGCTGTTGGTGGTCTGCGAAAACTCGCCCGCACTTACCGCCGAGAGCTTGGCGATCCCGCTTACTCCGTGAAGTTTAAGCATAGTGCCGTAAAGAGATAGAGTATCAAGATTCTGTATCGGCACGATCCTGTTCGCGTTTATCATAGTCTTACCTCCTTATCGTTATTCGGGCGTTACTGCTTGCCATATGCCTTTCGCAACGGTCAGCACCTTGCCGTTATCGGCAGCGGTAACTGCGGGCAGTTCAGCCGCTCCGCCCGTTCCGATATGCTCTGCGATAGCGTCGATCATATCGGGTATGAGCGTTATGTCCGCAACATCGGCAGCGGTGCCGCCGAGTGCCGCGTATAAGCCTTTGAGCGCTTCAACAGTTGTGTTCATATCTGCGCCCCCTTTTATGCCTTGGTAAAGATGTAGTACCCGTTCGGATTGAGCACCTTTCCGTCAACTACCACAAGAGCCTTTGTGATCCACTTGTTGCGGTTGTCGTCAAAGTATCTCCGCATGGTAAAGCCAAAATTCTCATTGATGGCGTACTCGTTCGGCTGCCAGAATACGCCGATAACGTCGCCGCTCGAAGCGCTGTCAAAGTCGGTGATGATATCAGGTTCTACGATGGAGATACGGCGTCCGAAGAATCTGCCGTTGGGGTCGGCAGCGTCGCCGTCGTTCACATCGAGCCCCGTTGCCTGCCTGAATATGGGATTATTGTTGGCGTCGCTCATGGTCTCGAGGTACGCATCAACAGTACCCATAGGGAAAATGAACTCGCCGTCACGATAGCCGAGAGGGAGCTTTGCAAAGAACTTTTTGCGCCACGCCTGCCAGTTGTTTATCTCTCCGCCGCTGAGGGCGATGGTGTGTCCCGCCTGTCCCGTTACGCGGGGGTCGTTGAGAATACCGAGCATCTGTCCCTTGCCCGAGCCTTTCATAATGCCGGTGTCCATAGCCTTGCGGTATGCAACGGCAATTACCTCGGTGATTTTGCTCTCGAACTGTTCCATTACGAGGATAGACGAAAGAAAGGTCTGCGATATCTTTATTTCTGCGACATGGTAATTGAAGCTGATTGTTCCGAGCTCGCCTATCTCCTTGTCGGGCGATACGGTGCTCTCGGTGATCCACGAAAAATCAGCCTGTAACTCGCCTATCGGTATCTCAACACCACCCTGTACGGACGTTTTATTTACACGATCGTAAAGGTTGCCGTATCTCTTGCGTACAGTGTTGATGATCTCTCTCATGATAGTGAGAGGGATAGCCGCGCCCGTGTCGGCAGTGTCGATGGTCTCGCCTGCACGATACTGTATGGGGTGCGCCGATCTGTACTCGGCTACCCTTGCACTCAGCTCGGCGGGAATGGGAGTGCCGCGCTGTACGTAGTTCATGAATGCCCTGCGGTACTCGACGGATTCAAGTACGCACTCGTTATCTCTCGACTGTGTGGGCTGTGCATTCTGCGCGAAGCTCGCCACGATACCTGCATTATGTACCTGTGCGCTTGCGGGCGGGGTCTGCCTTACTTCGGTTTCCTGCTGCTCCTTGTCACGCTTTTCCTGCTCTTCGATCTCTGCGATCTCGGCGGTCACATCGTCGATATCAGCCTGCACATCTGCACGCTGCTCTGTCAGGTCGCGGACTTCTGCCGCGTCGGTGCTTGCCGCTGCTCTCTCGTCCAGTGCCTTAGCTTTCGCTTTCAGACGGAGCAGACGGGCATTAAGTCTCTGCTTTCTGTTCATAACTTCTTACCTCCTGTAAAGATAGTCATATTTCGCTTTCGCGAGTTCTAAATCTATCCCTCTCACCAGAGGTTTTTCAGCCCTCGCTCTCTCCAGAGCTGCTTTCGCGTTCTCCAACGTTTCAGCGTTTCGGGCGTTGATAGTCGTTTGGTCATAGGCGGGGAAGATTACCGCCGACACTTCAAAAATTTGATCTATCCGCGTTATAATGCGGGTCGGGTGGTCGGTTTCTAAGCCCTCCCACTCTTCATCGCCGATAGTAAATATAAAACTCATGCCGTCGATATCTCGGCGCTCGATTGCGGATACCAGCGCGCGGGCTTCGGCGTTGTTCTCGGTGTCGGCATCTGCCCACATCGTCAGCCCATGTTCATCGGGCAGCAGCTGCATTGTGCTGTTCCCATTGTTGCGGCGGCTTCGTGCTATCGGAATCCGTGATAAATCGTGATTATATGTAAGCACCACGTCGCGCATATCGGCGGTGTTGAGTGCGCCCGCTCTTATGATCTCATCAAATGCGCCAATGTTGGTTCGCGCCTCGTACACTATCGGTCGCCCTGATATCCTGCGGATACCGTTTTCGAGGGTTTCGGCACGCATTTCAAATGTCAGTGCTCTGCTCTCCTTGATAGCGTTCATGTAATGCTTTCCTCCTTGTTTTCGTCAACGCTCACCGCGTCAATATTGATTTTTGCTCCCATCTGGTACTGCTCCGCAAGGTCGGCACGTACCCAGTTGAGCGACATATACCGCTCACCCTCTAATTCAGCCAGGGGACGCATACCAAATGCAACACGCTTTTCATTCTCGAACATTCCGCCCGTAGGACTAAGCAGCCCTATCATCTCGATCTTCTGCGATATGGTCATGAAGATCATATCCTCGGGGTACAGCTCCACGCGGTTCCCGAACGCCTTTTCGCGGGCGGTAAAGAGCTTTTTTGTCATCGCCTGCGAGAACGCTTTTATTCGGTGTTCCAAACAACGCTGATAAAATGCTTCATACTGTTCTTTTGTGTAATCGCCGTTGAGTATCGCAAGAGATATCCCCCATGTGCGGAGTATCTTCTCCTCGATAAACTTCAACGTCGGTTCGTCAACTATCTGCGTTTTGCGTTCAAACGGCTGTATCTCCGCTTTCAAGTCTACGGGAACGAAGCCGCTCTTGTTGTTGCGGAGCATATCATTAAATTCTGCGATAGCCTTTTTCGTGTCCTCGGAGCTTATGAGCGTATTGTATTTCACAATACCGTTTACCGCATAGCTCGCGTTCATCGCTTTCGCTATGCCGTGCAACAGTTGCTTATTTAAGTCGAGCGTCTCGAGCAGCGCCTTATGGTCGGGCTGCCCCGTGACATCTCCGCCCATGTACTGATTCACGGAGTAGTTATCGCGGACGTGTATCACATCATCATACGGGATAGTCGTTTCGTAGCCGTTCATGAAAAAGAACTGCGTGAACAGCCGTCCGCTCGCGTCCTGTATGAAATTGACCTGTGTCGGGAGTACGGGGTATAGCCCCTCGTAGTGCCGTCGCTCGACCCCTGTTTTCTCGTCCGTCCATGTGCGATAGATCGGAATGATGAACACATTATCGTTCATTAGCAGAAGATAGGTCGATTTCTCGATGAAGTCCGCCCACGTCATGAGCGTGTTCGGCTCGTCGAGAACGTCCTGCAATGCCGATTTCACGGGAACGGGGTCGCTCCCCACATATCGGACGTGCTGGGGGTTCAGCTTCTTCATCTCGTCGGCGATACATTTCAGCGCCTGCCGCACCACGTCGGAAGCATAGATGTTTTGCCCGAACTGCGAAAAGAGAGGAGCAAAGCCGTCGAGGGTCTGCGCGTATGTTGTCCCGCGCGGTCGGCGGTGGAACAGCTTGTCTAAAAATCCCATTTAGTTATCATCTCCTCCATCTCCTCACTGTATCGCGGCTTTGAAGTCCGTGCGGTATCGTCTTATCATTTCGTATAAGATGATGAACGTCACCGCCCCGTCTATCCTCATTGACGGCTGTATTTTTACCGCCATGCAATTCCCGAATTTATCCGTCTGCATTCCTGCATTTCCGAGACACCAACGGTCTATCGGATTCTGATTATAGCGTATGAGCTGCGATTTAAAGTCGGCTTCGCACAGCTTCATAGCGTTTGAGAGCGTGACCGCGTTCTGTATCACCATCTCGCAGTCGAAGCCGTATTCGTCCATGCGCTTCAAAAATTCCTTCGAGAATTTCACATCATAGCCGCACTTGTAAAGGCGGAAGCCGTACTCCTTGTAAATCTTATAGAACCAGTCCGCAACGAGGGTCAGGTCTATATCATTTCCCTCGCATATCGTGAGCAGACCGTCACGCGCCCACTCTGCATAGTGCGCCCCCGCCTGCTTGTCATCGCTGTTTTCGAGCTTGCTTTCGGGTATCCAGTAATGCTGTATTATGTATTTGTGCGGGTCTCCTCCACGCATTACCACCACCCGCGCCGATGTCATGTCGGTGGTCTCGGACATATCCACAGCGCCGAGACAAAGCGCACCGAGAAACTCATCGGCTTCAAAATACTCGGCATAGGTATAGTCTTCAGTCCCGAGCCATACGGTAGCGGCAGACTGTTTGAAATTGAAGTCCTTCGAGAGGACGAACACGCGGTCTACCTTGCTGCCCCGCGCTTCCTCGACACGGTCGCGGAGATACGCCCATTTCTTGACTTTTCCGATAGACGGGTTTGATTTTTCCCAATCGGGATTTATGCCGTCCTCGTCCGTGTCCCATACCTCTTGCTCGCTGTCCTGCGTATAAATCCAGGGCAGTTTTCGCTTTGATACCTCGCTGACGTCTTCGCCCCGCACTATCGCGGTATACTCGGCTCGCTTATGGTCGAGGAATCCGTCGGCAACAAAGCCTTCCGAGCCGAACATAAATATTTTGAAGCTCTCCTTGACGCTTGTTGACTGCTGGATAGACTTGTATATATCACCATCGGCGGGCAGGCTCCACACCTCGTCCAGGGCGGCTATGTCAATGTTACGTCCCTCTCTCTGTCGTGTGGAGTTTGCCAGCTTGTAAATGTGGTTATTATTTGCAAAGCACTTGATACCCTTTTGATTCCGCCAGGTGTCAACGCTTTTCGGGTCTATCAGCAAGCGCATCGTGTCGATTGCCGTATAGCACAGGTCTGCCGTTCCGTCGTCCATGCCCGAGCACACTATGTCGATACCCACGCCGCCGATCACAAGCTCCGTGAGCAGGAGCGCCGCGATCAGCTCCGTTTTGCCGTTCTTTCGGCAGATGAGCAGTAAGATTTCTTGAAATCGAGACACCCATTCGCCGCTGTCAATGTCACGAATCTTGAAGCTGTAGACTACCTCGATAAACGCCCTTTCCCACAGCAGCAGCTTCATCGGCTTGCCGTAGAACGGAGCCTTTGTCAGCCTCACGCAGTTCTCGATGAAGTCTATCCGAAGCTCGGCGTCGGCGGTATCGTAAAGATACTGCTGGTCGTCAAGGTCTGCGATCAGTCGGTCGAGTTCGTCCGTGAGGTCGTGCCCCGCCCTGATCTCCCCGTGGCGTATCGCTTCGCGGTATTGTATCAGATAATTAGTCATATAAACAAAAAGAGCCGCAAACCACATCAACTTGTGGTTTACGGCTCTGACCTCTTAGGGTTCCGGCTCTTTTTGTATTTTGTATTTGTGTACTCTTTTACAGTTTTTGCAAAAGATATATATGTACTTCTCGTCACGGTCGGCGATACGCTTTCCGCACTCGCATTTCACGGGTTGCTTCATACACCGCCGCCTTTCGCTTTGAGGTATGCCCGGAGCGGGCTTTCTTCCTCGCCGTCGTCGTCCGCGCCCCTTATCAGCAGCTTGACGATCTCTTTGTAGCTTGCGAGGGTCTTGTGGTACATATAGAACGCGGGGGTCGGCTTCTGCTGTGTCGGGTCTTTCGGATTTACCCGATACCAAGGGAGCACTTCAAGCTCCGCGAGCCGCTCCTCCAGCATGACCATCTTCTCGATCAGAGGAGTCAAACGGATATCGCTGTTAAGTGCGAGTAATTGCGATCTTCTGTCGGTCGTTTCCATTTTTTTGACCCCTTTCCGATTTTTTGAAATCAAATTTTTGGAATTTGGTTTTCGGCTCGCGGTGAAAATTCAGACCCCTGTCCAATCCCCGAGAGGTCAGCGAAATGACCCGACGGGGGGGGAGTATCGTTCGAACCAATCCTCGACGTACTGTGTCCATGCGCTCGGACGTTCGGCGGCTCTTGCTAAGCACACCTCTTTCGGCGTGTCGATGAAGATACACCGCTCCGCACCAAGCCTGTCCGCTGTGCGCTCACGGTCGGGCTGTAGAGGATAGCCGCCGATGATGTAAGCATTATCCCAGGAGCCGAGCCGTGTGCGTATCTGATCGAGGACAGTATCACGCAAACCGAAAATGTTCTTTGTGAGCTGCGGCGGCTTTTCATACTCCGTGCATTTTGGAGCGCGTACCGCCCGCCATAACTTGTCGATATCGAACACAAGGTCGGAAGGCTCTGCCTGCTCCGATACCCATGTAGTCTTACCCGCACATGGTGCGCCGTACACGATGTATACGCGCTTGCGGGCACGATAGCCGAAACGCTTGTGGAGCTTGTTGTGAGTGCGAAAAGAAACGACCATGATGTTATCGGGGTTAAGTGATATAGAGACATCATCGACGTTTTCTTCGGTCAGCTCGATCTTGTGGTGCAGGATAAGGTCATAAACCCGAAGTATCGGCTCGCCCGTGACCTCGTCGTATATAAAGCCGTCGGGCTTTGTACGCTCCGAGATGACGAGCTTTCGGAAACTCTCCCATCTGTCGGACTTGTAAAACGCTTGCAGCTTTGTCACCAGTCATCGTCCTCCAACTTTTTCGCACGAGCTTTGAGAAGCTCGGTCTCGGCTTTGAGCTTGCGCTTTTGTTCGGGGGACATATCCTCACCGTAAAGCTCGATCAACAGCCGCATAGCGGACAGGCAGTTCTTATCCGAGGGGTCAACGGCTATCTGATACAAGGTCACGGCGAGTTTCTCAACGCCTGTGAGCTGTTTGCCGTCCTCGTCCGTATAAGTGCGATTCATAACGCTTTGGATAACCTTACGAAGATTTGCAGTACGTCTGCGGGACTTGCCCGAAGCCTTGCCGTTCTCGACCGCTCCTCGACCGTTCGCACCGTCAGATGTGAACTGTGTCTCGGGATTCCCGCGTTTAAGATTCTGCTCGTTTGCCATAGCTGCCCCCCTCTTGTTTAAGTTTACCAAAATTCCGTGTATAAGTCAATACTTAACTGTAGACAACTTTTATTTGCCGTCGATATATCGCCGAATGCGCCTATACACACAATCGCGCGACATACGTCCCAGCAGCGCCGCCGTCTGTCTGTAGGACAATCCCCGAAGAAAGTGCAGCTCGAACATCTGCCGCGTTTGCGGATCGGGTATCGCGGAAATATAGCGCATTATCTCCGTGCGGGTCTCGGGGTCAGCGTTCGGGAACGTTCTAAGGATCTGCTTCGTCATGGGCTTCGGTCTCCTCTCTCATGATATATTTGATATGGGATTTCATAAAATACCATGTTTTCTTGTTTTTCGATAAAATGATCTGATCTTCCGCATAGCGGGTGGTCTTGGCGAAACTCGGCGCTCCCCGCGAGCCCGACACGGGCTCACAAACGTAATGATCCGCAAGCTCCTCCCGCAGACGGTCAAGTTTAAGTTCGATGCTTCGGTAGGCTCTCAGTCGGTCAAGGGTCATTGTGTACCTCGCTTTCTATGCGCTGTAACTGCCTGTCGAGCTTCTGCCGCTGTATCTCGTAAAGCCTGTCGTACCAATAGTTCGGCAGTATGCGGCGAAACTGCATGAGCATTATCTGTACGTCAGCCATTTCCTCGATCATGTCAGCGCTGTAAGGCTTGCCGTCCCTCATGCACTTGCAGGCTTCTTTCGCCAGCTCGGAACACTCTTCGGCAAGAATGACAAGCTGCTTTTCCGCGCCGTAATGTCTGATTATGCGTTCGGCTTTTTCGATAGGCAGGTCTGTCATGTTTTATCACTCCTTTCGATCTCCTCCAATCTGCAATAGATCACGCTGTGCTTCACGTTCCTGTCCGTCAGTTCCGCTTGGTAGAAGAACTCGCCCGTTTTCTTATCTCTGCGGAACACCGCGCCCGTGAGTATGTACTCCGCTCCTTCGGTGTAGAGCTTCGGGTTCGTGAAGCGGACGGGGCGGTTCAGATTTTCCCTTATCTCGTTCGGCTTCATATCTCCCTCACCCTTATCCCGTGGACGTACAGCATGAGCTTGCGCTTGATGATGTATTCGGGCGTGCGAAAGCCCTTTGTGTCCTCAACGACCGTCTCACCGCTCTGCGTTTTGTAGGTGAAGTCCGCGATGTACTCGCACTTGCGCTCTATGCATTTGCCATCACTGTCGGTCTGCTTCGGTATCAGCTCGAAGCGTTTCTGACACTCCAGCTCGCAGATATGTCCCGACTTCATCAGCGATCGCAGTTCAAGATACCGCTCCGCTTCACGTTTGCTGTCGAAAGTCCTGCCGCCTATGGTGACTTTGCTGTTCCCGTACTTTCTCCGCACGGGTCTATATGGGTTGTAGCTCATTTCCCCACCTCTCTTCCGTTCATTTGCTCCAGCTCCGCCCATGGGTCAAAGCTGTCCGCCAGCTCGTCCCAGACTTCGCTGAATTTCCCGAGACTGCTGTTCGTAACCTGCGGAGCGCTCTGTTTTTTTTCGCTGTCATAGCCGTTCTTCTCCCACGTCCTGACTGCCGCTTTCCAGTCCTTCATCGGATTTTTCCCGACCTTCCAGCCGTTCGAGCTGTAGTAATCGATGAAGCGCTGAGGGTCTACGCCGTTCTTGCGCTCGTCGCAGTATGCTTTCACTTCTTCGAGAGTCGGTGCGGTGAAGCGTGCGCGTGTGCGCGGCGGTACGGACTTGTCCGTACTGTCCGCACTGTACTCTTTACTCTCCTTTACTTTACTTTCCTTTACTTTACTTTCCTTTGTGGAGTAAATCGCGGATTTATTGCTGTTGTTCTCGGATTTATTCGGGTAAATCTCGGATTTATTGTCATGAGGGTGCATTTTAATAAAGTCGAGTGTTTCGCTTTTTTCTAAAAGCCAGCACTCGGCTTCGACAAAGACCTCCCGTTTCAAGCCCTTTTTCGCAAGCTGGAAGCGCCTTTGTACGGATTTAGCAGTAAGCACCTTTACCGGCTCAGCAAGATTACTGCCGCGCATTTCGCATACGGTCAGCATTGTCCGACTGAGTAAGTGATCTGCTATCTGCCTTGTCAGGTTCTCCGAAATGTTCAGCTCGTCGGAGATGTCGAGTATAAGATCGTCGTCATAGACGATATAATAGCCCTCACGGTAAAGCTCCGTGTAAAGATACAAGAGGACACAAACGCCGTCGTTTCCAAATCTTGCCCGAAGGCGCTTGATCTTCTTGTCCGAGAAAAACCCGACCTCCAACGGAAAGTAATCCAATCCGTTTTTCTGTGGTGCAGGCATTTATTTCTCCTTTTTGTTGTTCAGAACGGAAGTCCGTCCTCGCTGAAAACATCGAAATCCGCAAAATCCGCGCTCGTATCGGGAGCGGGCTTCTCACGGGGCGGTGCGTACATATACGGCGAGGGATACCCGTTCGGATTCGCCGTCTGTGCGCCCGTCTGCGGCGTGTTCGAGCCTGCGGGCGTGCTGGTCTGCCCCTGCGGATATGCGCCGCTGTACGCGCCGTCCTGCGCGTTCTGTGAGGGCTTCGGTTCGCCCGTGAACTCCGCCTTATCCGCAATGACCTCCGTGACGTAACGCTTCACGCCGTCACTGCCCTCATAGCTGTACGTGTGCAGACTGCCCGTTATCGCTATCATGCGACCTTTGCCGAAGTAACGCCCGATGAACTCCGCCGTGCTGCGATACGCCACGCAGTTGATGAAGTCCGTCTGCTTTTCCTCGCTTTTGCTGTAGCGGTCGCAAGCCACCGTGAACCGAAGCGAGGTAATACCGCTCTGCGTCTGCTTCGTTTCGAGGTCGTGCGTGATACGCCCCATGAGTACGACCTGATTCAATGCCATAAAAAACACCTCCTATAAATAGCGGAAAAGCGCCGTCTTTTTGCACGTTTGCGTGCAACTTTTTACCACTTTGCAAAAAGTGCCCCAAACGATTCGTAGGACTGCACAAACGGCGCTGTCCGTTTGTGTTGAATCTCACTCTTCCATCAGCGCCGCGAAGTCCTCTGTGGGTGCGTTCTGCGACTGTACCACCTCGGCGGTGACGGTCTCAGGGGCAGGCTGGGGCGGCTGTACGGGTATCTCGGGAAGCTCGCCGTCTCCCGCGTTCAGCTCCTCCGCCGAATACATTCCCTGAAAGTCCTCGGGAAAAGCCTCGCGGAGCGCCTGCATTTTCGCCACCTTGCGTATCATCGTGGCAGGCTTCCCCGACCACTGGGTGTTCACCGTACCGTCCTTTTTTCGCCCGATGTACTCACTCAGCGACACTTCCGCGCGGACGGGGACTTTGAAGCCAGTTACATGGACATCGCACCAGCCGCCGACAAGCTCCTCACCGTTGAGGACAAGGCAGCCGTCACGATATTTCAGCTCTCCGTTGTGATCTATAACGATAACTCCCGCCGCGAATCCCTCGAAATTCTTGCACCGTGCGGCTCTTTTTTCGAGCGCCGACTTGCCCGTCACGATGGTCGCGGGCTGACTGCCGTACTTGATGAGGTAGGCTTCCCGCAGGAACGGGTTCAGGTGCTGGAACTTGCAGAGGTTCATGAACATCACGATCTCCTGATCCGTCACCGTTTCCGCACTGCCGTTCACAAGGTAGTTGCGGACGATCTGCGGCGAGAGCTTCACCTGTTCCTCGCCTGCCGCAAAGGTTATCACCATCGGATTTTTCTGCTGCCTGTTCTGTGTAAGTGTGTTTGCTACTGCCATTTTTAATACCTCCTTCGTTATTCCACCACAATGATCTCCGTATGCTCCGATAACATTCCTCTGAGCACCCTGGCAATCTCGTGACGAGCTCTGATCTTCCATCCTCCGCCATCTGCTTCAAACAACGCCGCCTTTCCGTCTCCGTTAAGCCTGAGAAGGAAATCCCGTTCGGGCTGCTTTACCTCGACGAATGTGGAATACGGCACAAGCGTCACACGCGGATTGACCGTTCTGCCCTCCTTAAGCACAACGCCCTTGCGGACAGTCACGGTCTGAGTGAATCCGTCGTCGGCTATCGTCATATTATTTTCCTCGGTTATTGTTCCGAGCAACTTTACGACCTCACCGAGATTTGGTGTTTCCACAAACTTACTCTTGAGCGCTATCATCAGCTCCTCGTAATCGTACCAGCGTCCAAAGAAAAATTCCGGAGTTTCGGCAACTGCCATGTAAGGATATTCCCTCATTCTATCTTGTTCGTTGATTCCGCACATGACCTTTACCTCAGTGGGCGAAACTACATGAACCAAAATCGGAGAAATATACTCACCGATCTCTGTCGTAAGCGTCGTCACAAGCGAGGCTAGAGTTTTGAACACTATCCTATCGACTGCGGGATATTTAATAAGCATAAGCTCCTTGTCGGTGTAAGCATAGCCGCCCTGAACTTTAATGTTCGGTTCTGCCAGTTCGATTATTTTTTCTATTGCCGTCTTATCCATTATCACATACCTCCTGCACTGATCTTAAGTTCTGCCGGTTCTTCCTGTTCATTCCCGTAGAAATCTATCTGTCCGGGCGTGTTCGGGACCATCTCCACTGCCTGAATTTTGCCGCTGCTGTCTTTGCCGCAGAACAGCGAAGTCTGTACTGCGTTCGTCGGAACGAGTTTTGCAGACGACAGTGCCGATACATTGACCTGCTGCCTGTCCGCCGACGGCTCAAAGGTGATCTTGATGTTGACCTCGCGTTTTTTTGTCGCGGGTGTGTTAAGATCAAGTATATTCTCCATGACCTTTGACACTTCAACATCACACGCCTCCAAGATGGCACCTCTTGCCATCTCTAAAATGCTTGATTCTTTGCGTTCTCTCATATTGATACCTCCGTTTTTTTATCTTACCACCGTGAAGGTGAT